TTATACAGCGTGCACACCGCTACGTCGTAAATAATCGCCACCTGCTTTCTGTCCACGCCGTTTGAAATCAACCTGCCAGCCTGCGCCCATTGCTCTGGGGTTAACTTCGGACGCCTGCCACCTATGCGTCCCTTCTCCCGGGCTGCCGCCAATCCTGCCCGGGTGCGTTCCACGATTAACTCCCTCTCCATTTCGGCCAGGGCCGACATGATGTGGAATATGAAACGCCCCATTGGGCTGGAAGTGTCGATGCTGTCCGTAAGGCTTTTGAAGTGGATGCCGCGCTGCCGGAGTTCGTCGACCAGCAGTACCAGGTTCCGCATGCTTCGCCCGAGGCGATCCAGCTTCCACACTATCCAGGCGAACATCGATCCAGCTGTTCGCTGGCACGTCCATCGGTTCCCCTTTCGTTTTGACGATCTCCCCGTCATCGCCTAGCAGGTATTTTCGCCTAAACAGGCGGATAGTCAGTCCTCCGTTTTCGGTTTGCTCTGCCTCAACTACACCCAGTTCCCCCATGCCGACAGGGTCCATTGGCGGCAGTAACTGCCATCCCTCTGACGCCAGGCCTGCCGAACCTGTCAGCACATAAACACCAACATCGACCCGGGAAATTTTGATTCCTTCAGCTTCGGTGTTCGCAGTACCGCAGCCGCACCAGATAAAATCATTTTCGTCAATATCGGTGCGCTGATTCTCGTTCTGAGATTTCACGATTCTGGCCACCGGCGAAGCTGCTTTCAGCGTGCCATCGGAGGATTTAGTGGTATTTTCAGAAGTGTAAACAACTGAGCCTGGCTTCACGGACAGCATTGTTGAGAATGCATCGGTGCCATTATTTCTTCCTGCGATTTGGTAAGAGACGGCACCACCAATGCCTGCAACACCTGCCCTGAAGCGAGGAGTACCGTTAACCATCACTGTATGAGCCCATACACTACCAACAGTTGAAAGTCCTTCAACGGTGAAAGCGTAAGGGTTACCGGCAATACCGGCGATATTCAGGGCATTTGTTAACGTACCACCGCTAAGACTAAGAGCACCAAGTGCTGTTAGTGCGTCATTAGCTGTTTTCGCTCCCGTAATCCATCATCATCCACCAGCTCTTCTGCGCTTTGTTCTTTTTGCGCAGTGCGCACTTTTTTCTGCGCAGATTTTTGCACAGATTGCGCAGAAGGTTTTTTGATATATCGACGTGCGGTAGCATAGTTCAGTCCCTGCGCTTCACACCATTCCTTTGGTGATACGCCGGTTGCGGCATGTTCGGACAGGAACCGTTGCTGAAGCTCGCCCCAGTCCGGTTTTGCCATATAAACTCCAATAAAAAACCGCCCTTAGGCGGTTAAATTTTGAGATTTAAAATTTTGGTGCTAAACCATACTTAGGCGTCTTTATGTTAGCAGCCCAGACTTTGATATCGTTCTGAAGCAACAAAGTGAAATCTGACTTGAGGTGGTTAACCATCTCATTGACCTTGCTTGCATCATTCACTGCAAAGTGTTCAATCCTGTCTGCTCCGACTGATACACAAGTATAAGTTGCAGGCACATCCTTCCCGTTAGCATTAAGCCGCACCTTCTCATCTCCACAGCCACCATCGGACATATAGGATACGAGCATATTAGCTGACTCCCTCCCCGGTTGAGAGATGCTTATCATGACAGGCAATCCCTCTGAGGTCTGGGTAATGTCGTAGAGTACAGCATCTTTTTGATACCAAGTATTGTATTCTCTTTCCTGAAACGCTGCGTAGGATGGCGAAGAAATCGTCGCCAGCAAGGCGATTGTAATAAAGTGAATTTTCATCGGTTGCTATTGTTTTGTTTAGGCAAAGTTATTATCCATATTGTGCCAACAGCAACAACGACGTAAGATTATTCCTACTATTTTTAGTGGTGCTAAATTCTCTTTTAGCAACCGTTAAGTATCCATATATCTCATATCAATAAAGCATTATAAATCCCGGTAATTTGAATTAAGTAAAAGCTAACTCCATGGTAACGAAAAAAATTTGCAATCACCTCTCAATACATTACCAGCATTCTACAGCATCAACCTTATTTTTGGTGAGCTTTTTCGAATGGCGAACTGGCTGCTATGTTTCGTCCATGATGTCTAATAACAAAGAGTCACTTATTAAACAAATAAGCGAGTATGCCAGGCTTAACGAGCAGGAAGAAATCCAGTTGCGCAAGATAATCAGCTGATTGATTCATCCGCTTAATCTTATAACGATTATCAAGCCCACCAGCAGGTGGGCGTTGTAATGGCTGCCACTACCCGGAGTGGCCACGCTCATGCCCTTGAGTTGCTGTCGCTTCATCGCCGCTTATAACCGGTGCGCGTCTGGCGTTCGCGCTGCTTTACCGGAGCATGTCCCCTTATTTACCCTCACAACGGTCTGCTATACCTGCTCGCCATTACGCGACTCGGGGCAGCATCATGGCTGCTGCATGGCCTTATGGCTGCGGTCAACCCGCTTACTGTTTCAAGGTCTTTAGCCCATCCACCAGTGAAAACAATCTGAGGAATTTCTTAATATCCCACGCTTACGCTTGTTGTTATCTGCCTGGCTGCCAGGCTATACATGACTCTGATGCGGAGAATGCCAACTCCGGGGAACATCAATAAAAAGAGCAACGAAACTGAGACTCCTGTAGCCCTCGCTGAGAGGGCTTTTTTTTCAAAAAAAAGCCAGCTCGGACAGAACTGGCTGGGTCTAGCAGTAAGTAGGTATTACTTCGCACTCATTTCGACGTGTACCCTATTCCTTTAGTCAAGCATTCAGACGCCGGGTGCCTCCCGGTGGACTTGCATCACTCCGCAAACCCGCAACACTACGTCCAGCAGTGACTGGTTGCCCCTCCGCTCAGGGGGATTCATCTGTATGGCAGAGATATCGAATCACTCGTGCCATTAAAATGTAGCTGACAGACAAAATAAAGTTGTGAGCATTGTTGAAATTCTTCGCTAATCATTCATCCCGTATACCCATCAGGCATTAGAAGAAAGCAGTTTTTTGTTCCTTTGCATTATTTATTTAATACACCTTTTTACTTTTGAGAAATGGATTACATTTACATTCTCCTTGTAATGATGACCCCTTTGGTCTCCCTTCCGAATTGCAGGATTTCATTTCGGAAGGGACTTTTTTCCTTTCCCGGCTTGCTAAATATTCATTATTTTCTAGACTCTTACATAGACTTTGCTATGTCAGGTGAAGTCGTCGTTTAGGACTACCCGTGTGCTCAAGGATGAGCCACCCTGATTTCTTCAAGCTTTTCCCTGCTAATTAATCATCTGCGCCCCAAGAATTGTCCATTTGTATAACAGAATTCTCAATATTTGCTACGGTTAAAGTCCAGAGGAGAGACTGTGTCCGAACCTCAGGGATGAGGCTCAATTTTTCCCGCAATTTGCTTTCCATGCTTTGTTATGCGCCAGGATGTCTTTCTTCGTCTGGCGGTCCAGAACGTCGATGTCTTGATCCGTCAGGAAGATTGGCTTCACCCAATCACAACCGGTATCAACCACCGCCGGGACGCTTCCATTCGTCACGCAGCTCGCGATCAACATCGTCGCCAGGCATATGATTAACAGTCTGCTGTACATTGCTGGCCTCTTTCGTTGTTTCTACCCTGCGTTCGGCTGCTGCGACCATTGCCGCTGCGTTATCTTCGGTTCGCTGCTGGTCGGCTTTGGCTTCTGCTTTGCTGGTGCCGCGAATATGGCCTAGGCCAAAAGCGCCGGCGATAGCGGAAATGACCAGTGCGGCCAGCCCGATTATTGTCTCGATACCCACACTCACCTCATACCAGAACTGATTTCGCCAGGTTAAACAGCTCGCGGCGCTTATCCAGCCCGTTGCGGCCGCCATTGATTAACAGTGTCACGCGCTCAACGTCGCCGGAATGAAGCAGGCAACCACGGGAGGCATAGAACCATGCGGCTGAGCGCGCGGCGTATTCATCCTGTTCAAGCAGCTCCGGGTGGGTAACAAGGTCCAGTTTCAACGCGTAGCCACAACTGCGATAGTTACTCAGGCCGGTAACCTGTTTCAGCCCGCGACCACGATATTTCCAGCCATCACCGGCAACTTGATTGCCAAGGTGTTCTTTTCCCCACTCACCACCGTATACCAGATTGGCGATCGCTTTCTGGTTTGCCGGTTGCGTTGCCGTTCTGCCAAGTGCGGCGGCCTGCTGTTGTGTGATGCGGTGGCTACCAAACGTCGGTACCAGGTTTTCAACCGCGTAATTCAGGCTCTCCACCAGCCGGGTAAATCTGGTGCTTTCATGCCCCATCGGGGCAATAAACATCGCCTGATCAAGCGGTGTGGTTATGCCGTATTCCTTCATAGCGGCGTCGATATGCGGAAACCAGCGCGCAGCTAACCCGGCGCTGATGCCAGCCGCCTTCTGAAATTGTGTTTGGTTCATTAGTGCCTCAGATGATCAACCAGACGTGCAACGTTGCCTTTGACGGCCACCAGCACGGAAAGGAATATGATGTTTGCCGCAATGGTGGCCCATGATGAATGCGGGTAAATCCCACACAGGTACGCCAGCGGTACAGCGCTGTAGGTGACGGTAATCAGCCAGGCTAAACGCGAAATCCATGGCCGATGCCGCGAATCTCCACGGCGATAAAACATCAGAGTAATTACAACTCCGGCGCAGAGCAGCGCGTTGATAGTTGCTGTTGGATCATTTAGTACCACCTGAACCTCCCCGGCGCGTTATTAGCGCCACCAGCGAGCCGATGTCCTGTTTATTCAGGAACGTAAGGATTTGAACGGCTAACGCAGAAGCTATTACGGCACCGATAGCATCCAAAGGCTTCTCGGTGTACCCCGTCCAGGAAGTGAGTTTTGAACCCAACAGCCCCGAACAAAGAATGCCGACGATATACGACACGAAGAAGTATGCCAGGCGACGTAACACACTCAGGTCAGCTGCTGTCGCTATGTAAAATACGGCGCCAGCAAATGCACCAAAAACAACACCGTAGTCAGTTCCGGTCAATAGACCGTAGACACTGGCTCCAGTCAAAGCTAAACCGGCCAGCCCCGTGCCGGAAAATGGATCGGACATCGGCCCCCCTCATATTGCTGTGAATCCTCTCAGTAAATTTGAGGGGAAATAAAAAAGGCCACCCTGAGGCAGCCTGTGTTCTTCGAATTATGTTCATAAAGGTGGGGATATTGGGCCTTCCAGAACGACCGCTTCACCGTTATGGCATAGATCGTAGCCACGAGTTAGATGCCAGACGCCTCTGATTATTTTTCCTGTAACCATATCTTCAGTTTTACCGTGCGAAAAGTAGGCGATCTGGACACAGTCATTGTGTCTAATCCAATAATATCCCTCTTTCATAATTCACCTCTTAAATTGTTTCATTTAGAAGTGTATATGACGATTCAGAACCTGGTGGTCGACAAAACGTTTTTTTGAGGATGTGGCGCCGGGTGCCTCCCGGTGACTTATCTCTGGTCGTCAAAGTCGCGCGCATACCTGCACATAGCAGTTAACCAGACGCCCCATCGCTTAGATGGGATTCACCACATGCATAACCTACTCAGGATATATTCATGCGGTCAATAGTTTATCTCTCTCGGCAAAAAAAAGCCTGCTCGGACAGCAGGCATAGTTGCTAAGTTGGCAATAGCTGAGAGAGTGGTGCCGGGTTCCTTCCGGTGAGAATTACTCCAGCAAACATTCTCGCGTCTGAGAGGTTTCCTTTTCTGGTAATTGCTGGAACGCCCCTCCGCATAGGGGGATTCACCACCAAAATGCTTTCAGAACCCATACATTCCGCAGGATGCTTAAAAAGCATATGTGCAGTACAAAGAATCTGCCAAGTAATCAGATCAATATATTCATTTAAATGGTACAGGTAGAGGGCCTTCAATCACCTCAGCCTCTCCATTGTGGCAAATGTCGTCTCCCTGCGTCAGATGCCAGATACCAGTTATTGTCTGGCCCGTTTCAAGATCCTCAGTTACACCATTGGTGTAGTAAGCAACCTGCACTCTGCCGTTGTGCTGAATCCAGTAGAAACCTTCTGTCATTGCCATCTCCTCACTGTTATTAGTTCAGTTTATAGCAGCGGCGAGAAGCATGGCGTTAGAAATACTTCAAAATGGATTGAGTCAAACATCCCGCCTGATAACGAGGAGCGTTAAGCTACATTTTATCTGTTGGGCCCAATTATGCCCACTAAGGCATCTCCGAAGGCGTTTTTGAAACCAGTAAGAAGCTCTCCTGGTGCGATTTGTATAAACAATCCAAAAACAATAATGGCGACCAGATAGAGTACAAATCCTCGTTTTTGCATGACACTAACCTCAATGGTAGTTAAGAGGTAGTCATTGTCTCATTTTGAATCTAGAGACTTATTCGTATAGCTATGCTTTTTTACGTCTATTCAGGTTGATTTTTGAGAGTGAAGAGAACATTTGGGTAATGCCATGCTTAGCTTATAAAAAAGCCCCGCGGTGATAACCGCAGGGCTTTAAACGAAGGCAATAACCCATCGTTAGAGCAAAATTACCACAGATTCGGGAAAAATAAATAGCTCACGATAAAATAACGCCCTATTTTGTTATCTGCTTCAATTGCGCATCGGCCCATGCTTCTTCGATGTCAAATTTGGTGATTAGCTGATCGTAAAAGGGCTTAACAGACTTCTTCCAGGTATCTAGGCTGATTGTATCCGTTATCTGGCGCACCGCAGCGTAAGCCTCAGTTGAGGGGATACGCTCATATCCACGTCCGCCGCAACGCTTACAGTTTGCAAGAACCGGCACGCCCTGCTTTTCAGTGAGGTCCTGATTCACTGCTTTACCGCGCCCGTGGCAGTCTTTGCAGGCGCAGCTGACAACTTTTTTACCTTTACAGGCCGAACATAGAACCCGCACCACCTCTTTCACCTGGCGTTTAACCTCGAAATCACTCGGAGATTGCTTAAGGTCTTTTGCCCACTGTGGAAGCCTCATGGTGTAGTGCGATTTCATCGTGAAAACATCAGCCTCAATGAATCCCTGCCCCGAGCAGCAATCACACTGTTTCACGCTTGCGGCGCTGCGGGAATAATCCTCAAAAGCGAAGGTGGCCAGCTGCCGCATTACCAGTGGCTTAACGGCATCGTCCAGCTTACGCAGCGCGGCAACCTTATCGCATTTGGTTAACGCGTACTCAGCCAGCAACTCAATCGCCCTCGCCCGGTCGTTGTAACTGATGCCCATCTTTCCGAGGAAGGCACTGTATCCCATGGCGGCGCGTTCCTGGGTCATGCCCATGGCAGCCATAACATCAGTCCCGGTCAGTGAATCTGAAGCAGTGGCGCGCGGAGAGTCGCTAATAAGCGTCGACTTGGCGAAGTGGTATTTGAGGGTATTTTCAAGATTCATGCGGTCTCCAGCTCAGTAATGGTGAGTTCTAATTTCCCGCCCTTAACAGCAGGCATCTTCACAACTCGATAGTCGACTACCTGGCAGTCATCCAGCCAGAATCCCGCCTTAGTTAAAGCGTCGAATGCAGCTTTTTGCAGGTTATCCAGATCGCGGCGCCGGCGGTCGGGCATGTGACATTCAATTCGGATTTTGAGTGGTGCAGCCGTTCGGATGTTTAGCCTGGCGCTTCGAATGACACTGGCCACGGCATAGCGGTACGCGACGCCATCAGCGCTAATGTGTGTACGCCCGCGGTTGTGCCGGTAATACCGGTTGTTACTCGGTGGCCAGGGCAAAGTGATTTGATATGTTTTCACGTTCACCCCCACATCCGGTTGCGCCAGCGGCTATCCGGGCGCGCTGGTGTATTTGAGGTCGGAAGGAAAGCACTGACAGTCCAGGTCACGTAATCCTTGTTTAGGCTGCGCTCAACTCGCACGCCGCGCGCTTTGTAACGCTTAACCAGTTCGTCGGCCTGTTCGGTGCTGCATTCGGTATGATGGAACCATGAATGTTGCATGCCCATCACCCCGCAAAGCCAAGCAGCTGCGCGGCGACATTTTCGGCCTCATCGCGACTGCGGAATGAACGAGACAGGACCCAGCGCCAAAGAACATCGAGCGCAGCTTTATAAAGTTGCTGGAACTCGAGTTCGTCCATGTTGGCGAATGAGATGCTACGTGGATGCTTTTTGAGTGTGCCGTCAGGTAGCTGAATAGCATCGAAGTGCCCTGCTTCGACGATCACCCAGGAGCGGTAAGCGTCAAAGGATTTGCACAGGCTAATGCCATTTGTGACCCGGCGGTATGCAACCTGCTCAAGATAATGCTCAGCAGCATCGATCAGCGCGCCCTCATTGCCGGCATACGAAGCCAGGAACTTGGCGTAGCCAGTAATCAGCTTCCTCTCGTTACTCGAGATAGCCCCGCCGGTTGGTTCCCAGTATTCAAAACCGAGATTGAGAAGCGCGAAAAAGCGCCGGTGAAATGCCGGGTTTCGTACCCGCCTGAACTCGGCAACAAGAATATCGCCGAGCCGGGTTTTTGATTGCAGGATATCCCTGGTCTCGGGCGTAGCCGGGATCAGTATTCCTGAATGGTGTTTGATAAGTTGTAATTCTAGCGCCAT